ACAAAAATATTTCAGTCTGCAGCAGGAAGAAAACTAAAACCAATCGAATGTCATGATATAGTTTGTAAGATTGCAGCTATTGTTGTCGTAGGAGGTGTTAGACGTTCAGCACTCATTAGTTTGTCTGACCTCAACGATGAAGAAATGAGAACAGCTAAATCTGGTCAATGGTGGGAACGCGAAGGTCAGAGAGCGCTTGCGAACAACTCAGTAAATTACAAAGAAAAACCTAATGTCGGAACTTTCATGAGAGAGTGGTTGTCACTGTACGACTCCAAATCTGGTGAGAGGGGAATGTACAATGGTGCCTCGGCGAAATCACAAGTAGAGAAATTGAATAAGAGAGAAAAAGATGAAAATCAAGAGTTCATTAAAAGGAGAGAGCCCAGAGAAGATTTTGGAACTAATCCATGTAGCGAGATTATACTCAGAAGTAGAGAGTTTTGCAATCTATCCGAATGTATTGTCAGAAGACATGACACTGCCGAATCTCTTGCTAAGAAAGTGCGGATTGCGACTATCATTGGCACATTTCAATCCACCCTCACAAACTTCAGATATCTTACTAAAGAATGGGAACGAAACTGTTCAGATGAACGACTACTTGGTGTCTCGCTCACCGGCATATTAGACAATCCATTGACGAGCGGTAGAAAGAAAGGATTAGATGAACTTCTCCAAAATCTTAGAAAAGTTGCTGTGGAAACGAACAAAGAGTGGGCTGATAAATTGGGAGTTAACAGATCGGCGGCAATCACTTGTGTCAAACCTTCTGGTACTGTTAGTCAGCTTGTTGATAGTGCTTCTGGTATTCATGCCCGGCATAGTGAGTATTATATTCGGACAGTAAGAGCAGACAGCAAAGACCCTCTTTGTCAGATGATGAAACAGAGTGGATTCCCAAATGAACCCGATGTGACCAGACCAAATCATACTACTGTCTTTTCTTTCCCTACACAAAGCCCAAAGGGTGCTATCTGTAGAACTGATATGTCAGCAATAGAACAGTTAGAACTATGGTCAACGTATCAAGAAAATTGGTGTGAACACAAACCTTCCATAACGGTTACAGTCAAAGATGAAGAGTGGCCAGAAGTTGGTTCGTGGGTATGGGAAAACTTTGATGATATTAGTGGTATTTCTTTTCTTCCATTTAGTGACCACACCTATCGTCAAGCACCTTACCAAGATTGTACTAAGGAAGAGTTTGAGAAGATGTCAAAACTAATTCCTAAAGATGTTGATTGGTCAACATTGTCTCAATTTGAACAACAAGATTTTACATCTGGTTCTCAGGAACTTGCTTGCTCCGCTGATGGTGGGTGTGAGATTGTAGATATATAGAATCATAATGACAAATATTAATTTTTTGGAGCGAAATGGAAGACGAGATAATAACTGATGTAGAATGCACAGCGTGCAATGCCGTATATACCCTGACATTTGATACAAGAGAATTGAGGGGAGACTTGATAGATACTGTAGAATTTCATTGTACGTTTTGTGGTGTATTGATGGAACCATATTACGAAAAGGAAGATTAGGTGGAGTTTGTTGCGGGAATAGATTATTCTCTAACTTCCCCTGCCGTGTGTGTAGGAAAAATCGTAGATGGAAAACTGGAATTTAAAAACTGTAAGTTTCATTTCATCAAGAGAACAAAATATCATGAATCCTTTGGTGTTTTCAGAGGATACGATTATCCTAAATATTCAAATGAGATAGAAAGATATGTTCAACTTGCCAAATGGACAATAGAATGTATCCGATGGTACACTGGAAGAGTAGAACACGTTTTTATAGAAGATTATGCTTTTGCTGCGACAGGGAGAGTATTCAACATTGGTGAGAATACAGGAATACTCAAGGAATATCTTCACAGGAATGGATTTCGTTTTACAACGATTCCACCCACAGTAATTAAAAAATTTGCAACAGGAAAAGGAAATGCCAAAAAAGAATTGATGTATGAAACATTTTTAGAAGAAACTAATATTGATTTACAAAATCGTCTATCACCGAGGTCAATCAAAATTACTAATCCTGTTTCAGACATCGTAGATTCGTACTACATTTGTAAGACAGGGTTACTCTAACTAGGAAGTTATGTCTCCCCAAACATTGAGTTATCCATATTTAATCGAAACGAGTAAATCACAAATTCAGAAATACAGTAAATCAGAAGCAGACATCGAGGCTGAAATCTTACAACAGTCTGGTGAAAATGTGGAAGTCCATCACAGAGGATTTCTTCTATACAAATTGAGTGGGCAATTTCAAGGAAGTCTTTTCCCATAAAAAACTTGACAATGTAGGTATTAGTTGTTATAATTATATTATACAAACAAATGAGAAAATTATGAGCATGATGAAATTCGATGGATCTAAAATAAGAGAGATCCGAGAAAGAAGAGAAAGAGGACTACCACCAACTCCTACTGATGGAGATGTTGTTGTTGCTTCAAAGGATGCAAAGGGTGGTAGTGAACTGATTTATGAAAGAGTCAAGGAGAGAGTCCCTGAAGACCTGTGGGAATACTTCCAAGTCATACTTTCAAGAGTTCGTGATTATGATGGAAGACCAAAAATCCTTTGGTTCCAAGACACATCTAAAGACCCTGAAGTTCAATTCCTAAAAGATAAAAAGTATAGAGACCAATTTGAGAGATTTATATTTCCATCTGATTGGTCACTGGAAAAATATCACCTTGATCTTGGTGTTGAATATGAAAAGAGTGTGGTTCTCAAAAACTCCATTCAACCTATTCCTGCACATACCAAACCCAAAGACGGAACAATAAGACTTGCTTATATCTCCACACCTCATCGTGGTCTGGATTTATTGATAGGAGCATTTCGTGCTATGAAACTGGAGAATGTGGTATTGGATGTGTATTCCAGTTTCAAAATTTATGGTTGGGAAGATCAAGATACCAAATATCAACCATTATACGATGCTTGTATGAATACTCCAAATGTCAACTATCACGGCACAGTATCCAACGATGAAATCCGTGCAGCATTACAACAGACACACATTCTCGCATATCCGAATATATACCAAGAGACAGCGTGTATTTCGGTGATTGAAGCGATGAGTGCTGGTTGTGTTGTGGTCTGTCCTAATCTTGCAGTCTTACCAGAAACGTGTGCTAACTTTGCTTGGATGTATGGATATGTCCAAGATAAGAACGAACACGCTAAGAAGTTCTCTTATGTTCTGAAGGATGCAATTGAAAGTTTTTGGGAACCACCAGTTCAGGCTGGTCTTGCTTTTCAGAAACAGTACTTTGATATGCACTACGACATTGACACTACTGCAAAACAGTGGACGATGATGTTAGAGACTATCAAATCAAACCTTGAATATTCTAAACAAAAAAATGACAATGGCGAAGAAATTGAAAGTGGAAAGAAAACCGATGAAGACCAAACGAACTCGTAAGATTACAGAAGAGCAACGTGAAGCACTTCGCGAAAGAATGAGAATCATGAGAGCAAAGAAAGCTCCTTCTGAATACAAGAACATTAGTAAAATGGTTTTGAATTTACCAGATGATGATACATACTCTTTCAAGAACATTAAAGCGTGGATAAGACACAACAAAGATATGATTTCCGAGCTCAATGCTAGAGCAAGAAGTAGAAATTCTACAGACAAAGAACGTAGAACATCTGAAAATCTATCAGCATCCAAGAAAGCATATGTTCGATACTGTGAATATTATCTGAAAACTGGTGATTGGATTTCGATGTTTTCGGGTCAGGATGAAGAACACAAAGTAGTTCCTAGATGTATTGCGATGGCTTATTACTCTGACGGAACTCCTAAGAGGTCTGAGGGGGTGTTCTATCCCGATATTGCCGCAGTGTGGACAAGAGATATGAACGAAACAGGACACGGAACGTCACACGAATATGTTCCTAAAATCAAAAAAACTGTTGCTATAACAGACAAGCAATTTATGGGAGAAGTATAATATGGCTGAACATAATGTAGTCGAAACTCTTGAGATGGTTGATAAAGCCAAGACAAGAGAAGAGAAACGAGAAATACTGAAATCAAGAGATAACTACGCAACTAAAGCGTTGTTACAACTGAACTATCATCCAGACGTAGAGTGGTGGATTCCAAAAGGAAATCCACCTTATACACCAAGTCAAGTTGCAGATTCTTCAGAAGGTTCGATTCATTTTGAGGTGAAGAAGTTGAGCTACTACGTCAAAAGTGGTGGTCACAATCTCTCGATGTTGAAACGAGAATCAATGTTTGTTCAGTTGTTAGAAAGAGTTGCTCCTGAAGACGCTAAGTTATTGATAGCTGTCAAAGACCAAAATCTGACTTACAAGGGATTATCATACAAATTGGTCAGAGATGTTTGGCCTGATTTACTCCCCGAAGTCGAAGAAATAGAGGATGCGGAAGCGGTGGTTGAATCGAAACCAAAGAAGAAATCGAAGAAAACCGCGGTTGTGGAAGGCTGAAAATGTATAAATATAACTACAAGTTTGGTTGAGATTGATATATTATGCATTTCTGGTGAACTGATTTAATAACCAAAATAAGGTACAAGTATGGTAAAAATAGTAAGGATGTTCCTTGCTTTATTTGCTACACTATGGTATACTACTTCACAACTTAATAGTTCGGCACCACAACAAGTCTTTGATAATTTTCCACAAGTGAAAATGACGATTGTTGAAAGTGTGGGCGACACGAATTATTACCAAAACCCCAACCCAAAAATTAAATATTCTGCGGCAGATTTAGATTGTTTGTCGAAAAATATTTATTTTGAGGCTGGTGTGGAGAGTACAGCAGGAAAACTCGCAGTAGCAAACGTTACGATTAATCGTAAACTCAATGCGAATTATCCTAATACCATATGTGGTGTAGTGCAAGAAGGCATTCATTATTATGATGCTAAGTTAAAAGGTCATGTTCCTGTGAAAAATAGATGTCAGTTTTCGTGGTATTGTGATGGTCGTTTGGATATTCCAAATGAAGGTAGAACATGGGAGTCTGCACAATCACTCGCAGTAACAATATTGGAAAGTCATTACGACAAAAAACTGTTAGACATAACAGACGGAGCGACACATTATCACGCCAGTTGGATGAAGAAATTTCCAAAGTGGAGTTACCAAAAGAAAATAATGGCATCTATAGATAGACATATATTCTATAGAAAACATTAAAAATTTCAAAGAAAAGACTTGACAAACCTCTCACTTTTCTGTATAATAGTACATGAAGAGTGAGAAAAGTCTTTCTTTGTTAACTCCAAATGAGAATAAAAATGAAAAAGTTATTGATGTCAGTTAGTTTTTTAGTGTTACTCAGTTCCGCCTCAATGGCAAAAACCGAGACTATTACAGAAGAAGTTTGTAAATCTCCAAATGGTTGTCGTATAGAAATGACCGATGGTTCTTGTCCAGATTGTGTTATGATAACAAGAACAATTGTAACAAAAGATATTGTAAAAACAACATTCCCAACTCCTAAAAAAGTTGCTCTGACAGCACCCAAATCTTATTACAAGTATGGATATCCTACAACTTCTGGAATGAATTTGTTGACATCTACTATTCATAAGTAAAACTAGACAATATATAATACAGAAATAATAATTTGTAACTGAAAGGAGAGTATGCCCTATTATGATTATAAATGTTCATCATGTGAACATGAGTTTGAAGAAAACTGGAAAATAGTTGATAGAAATAAACCAACTGAAGAACCTTGCCCAGAGTGTTCTGAGATAGATGTGAAACATGTATTCGGGAAATCTCACATTGGTGATCCGTGGTTTCATGGTGGCCGAAAAGTTGATGACGGATTTAGAGACCGTTTAAAAGAAATCAAAGAAAAAAATCCTCACAATACTATTGATATACGTTAGTTTATGAAAAAATTTAATTATGATCTTTTTGATAATCGAAAAGACCTAATAGAACAAGATAACTCTGGTTCTAATGGCAGAATGTATCATTCTCCTAATGGAACATATCCATCCATCACAAATCTTCTTTACGAAATAGTTTCCAAAGCAGGAATTCAAGCTTGGAAAAATAGAGTTGGCCACGAAGCAGCACAGAAGATTTCTACCAAAGCTTCTATGCGTGGAACTAAGATACACAACGTGATAGAAAAATATATGCTTGGTGATGAGAATTATCTACAAGGAGTCACACCAGAACATACCGAACTGGTCAAACTAGCAATCCCTCAAATCAACGAGAGAATAGATAACATTCGTGGTATTGAGTTACCACTTTGGTCTGATGGATTGAGAACAGCAGGAACAACAGATTTGATTGCTGAGTATGAAGGTGAACTGGCGGTTATCGATTGGAAGACTGCTACTTACATCAAGAAAGAAGAATACATCCTATCTTACATTCTTCAAGGAACTGCTTATGCTAGAATGATATACGAAATGTATGGTGTCATTCCAAAGAAAATAGTTCTCTGTATGTTGATAAGATTTGATGGAACCAAATACAATCCATTGTTGGATACCGATATTCTAGTCGATTGGAGAGTATTCGATCCCCTTGATTACATACACAAACTAAAAGAAGTATGTGACGCCTACCATTTCAAATATAAGACTTGACATTTCACATCTATCTTGTTATTATATAAATATCATAAAGAACTTAAAGAATTTGTTTGATGACCCAAAAGGATAGTTAAGTAAGACATCGGTGCGATTCCGATCAGCTCCACCAAGAACTTATAACGTGATTTGTTGATGGGGCTGTAATAGAGTTCGATTGCTAATGAAAGTATTGGAGAGAACAAATCGGGTGATTGACTACAATCAACTAAATTAGATGCAAACTTTTTCGCAGCTAATAATTCAGATTATTCCCCAGCGCGGGTTGCTCTAGCGGCATAATTAATCTGTAGGGTTTGGGGAATCGCCTCGTAACAGAAGATTCCCCGATTCACAACTTTTCGGATAGGAATATGAATAAAAAAGTTCATACAAGAATGGGGGATGATAAAATCAATACCTCTGTTGAAATGATTGATGCACAAGAAGAAAAATTATGGGAGAGTAATCCAATGGAAGCGCTACGTTATGAGAAAATTGAAACAAGAAAGAAACTAAACTGGTGGGCAAGATTTTCATTGTCTATGGTTATAGTCTTTACTTTTTTGTTTTTAATATGGTTGTTATTTTTTGGTGCATTACCACCCGAATCTCGCGACTTAATTAATATTATGGTTGGGGCCTACGTTGCTGTTCTCTCTAAGG